TGTTGGTCATTGTGAACCCAGAAGCAAAGCTTACCAGTCTTGTCACCCATATCAACAGAGTAGTTAGGCTCTGTCTTCATGTTGACACCTATCGATGCAAGCTCACCAAGGTTAGGATTGATGGCAACCACACGTACAGGTGCGATACCAGTAAACAGGGGTACACCCCCACCTGCGACTTGTATGTCAGAGGAATTAGATTGAATAGCCATTAGTAATCTTGTGTGTTTTGTTCAACTTCTTGAATGTTCTTATCAAGTGTAACTTGATTGTCAGTATCATCAACCAACTGAATGCGCATCACTCTCTGCTTCTTGACACGAATGCCCTTCAGCTTTGGGTGAGAGAAGATCTCCTTAGCCTCAGCGATTGTCATACCATACTTCTTACGAATCTCATCACGGCTCATACCATCATCCTTGATGTGGCTGATGAGCGTAGAGATGTTCAACACCTGTGGTGTTTCTTCTTGTGTCACCTCTGGGGTGACGGCAACTTGTGCGTCAAAAGACATTTTTTAATCTATTTAATCAATGAAAATTTTAGACCAGTCCAGTGGTGCATCCATTCCTCTAAGATGTTCACACCTTGAACCAGCTGTATCATCGCTCGTAGAGTCGAACGATATCTTTGTGGTGTTATCACCACGATACACGTAGCCAATGGCATCAGCATTAGCACATGCAATCTCACGAAGCTTGCCGGACAGTGACAAGTCATTCGCTTTGACTTCTTTGCCGTTCTTCGTCAGGTATTTGTCCTTCAGATGACCAACAAAGATGACGTGGTCTGCAAGCTTAGATAAGCTGAAGAACCACCTCATGAAAGCCTTACGCAAGTACAAGTAGCCTGCACCCTGGGGCAGAGTAAGAACAGACAATCCCTTGTTATCAGGATCAAAGTTCTTACCCATAGGTGTAGCTCTGTACATCTTCTTTGCCTCATCTTCACACCACACTTCTAGCTGTGTGATAGTGTCGACAGCAACGTATTTGTAAGGCTTATCCTCACCTACAATAGCTTTCCCGATCTGAGCCAACTCGGTGAGAGAGTTAACTTTCATCTTGAGTGCGTCCACCATATCTGACCCATCCTCAAGGTCAAGTATTAGACAGCCATCAAGCTGTGCGAGAGCCGTGGTCTTACCGATCTTCGGTGGACCATAAATAATCATGTTCTTAGGTGATTTGCGTGATGCTTTAACCACCTGTTTTGGGAGTGTCAATTCGCTCATTGATTGTAAATGTTGAGAGGTCTGTTTCAAAAGGTATCATGCCAAGCAAACCATCACGGTTCTTCTCGACGTGTACAGCAAGGAGCCCTTGTGGTTCCTCATCGCAGTATTTTTCAGTGATTCCATACAGGTCATATGGACGCTGTAGCATCATAACTACGTGTGCATCCTGACCGATAGAGTCACCACCGAATAGGTCTGTCAAGAGGGGCTGGTACTGCTGCTTAGCACGGAACTCCTGTTCGATATTACGATTGAGCTGCGACAGCAGTATCGTAATACAGGACATCCGTGCGTGCATCCACATACATGCCTTCGACAATACATTAAGTCGTTGCAATTCTGTGTCTGCTTTGCCCCTTACGAGGCGAGAGTGGTCAATAAGATTAATGACTGTGACACCAGGATACCTGATGAATACGTCTTCGTTGATCTTCTTGACCCGCTCCATATCTTGTGGTATAGAGCAGAAAAAGATTGGGTATTCCTTGTACTTCTGTACCATACCCTCATAGGCTTTGAACTTCTCCTCACTGAGGCGTTGTTCTACAGACAAGAGTTCGAATGTCTGCATCTTAGTGTCCTTCGAACCTGCACGCAGTATCTGCTGATACCCTGGCATCTCGAATGACCAATAGAGGACAACGACTTTCTTGTCTTGGTTTGCATCTAGTACATCGAAGATCAACTGGTTTGAGAAAGCTGACTTACCCACACCAGGACGACCTGCAATAACATACATCTTACCGGGCTGTAGCCCACCCATCAGATTACGATTCAAGCGTGGCCACTTCGTAGGGAATACCGTACGATTGCCGTACATACCACTCTTGACTTCAGCAACAGATTTGTTGACGTCTTGTGATATGTGCTTGAGCTCTCTGATCCCAGTCAGGTCATAGCTTGCGAGTGATTCGGGACGACCTTTTTGTTGCTTTATCATTGTCGATTGTGTCATACTTCTCCCACGTGTGATTGTTCACCCATGTTTGGAGCTGCTGCATGTAGCCCAGAGAGTTAGTGAGCTTACGATGTACGAGTTCGTTCTTGAGACACTTCATAACATGGTCATGCTTTGTCTTGTCCGTACCCACGTACTTTTCGTAAGCTCTCTTAGCCTTCTGGTTCGTCTTTGCGTTTGCGTCTCTTGCCCTAAGCATACGTAGACCGCTCGCACCCATAACCTTTAGAGGAAAGTGGGAGACAAGTTCAGACCACATTCTCTCGAAGTCGTCCTCAACTATTGTCAAGAACTCGTATCGAACTACGTGTTCTGAAGGCTTGTCCCCCAACTTAATTAGGCCCTTGGTTTGCAGGTCCTCTAGGTCTGGCTTGATATCTAACTCTTTACCAATATAGCTGGCTTCGGCATGCAAGAGATACAAATATAAGAAATCATCAGCACTTATTCCAAACTTTTTTAGAACTTCTGTATTGATTTCTACAAGCATTACAGTTATTTGTATATCACAGTGACTGCTTTGTCTTTGATCTCAACAGTAATGCTGTAAGACATTGTTGCAAGGTCAGACAAGGCATTGTTAAGATTTTCAAGTACTTGTTTATCAACACTCTCAGGTGTCTTAACAGCCTGAGTCTTACGTGGTTTAGCCTCATAGAACTTACTACGTACACTACCCCAGTTAAGACTAGAGTTGTACTTGCTATTGAGATACCTCGTGGTGGCTCTTGCAGAAGAGTCTACGGTCTTACCGTCTGCTCTGTGCTTAGTCATTTCTTTGACTAAGTCTCTTGTGATCTCTTTTGTGTAAATCATTATAACAAATTTGTGAGTGATTTCACTCGTTTAGTAACCATAAAATAAATTTGTGAGTGAGTCCACTCGTTTAACATTGTGTAGGGTTCTAGTTGCTTGGTCCATCCACTTCTCTTCTTGGGAGTCCTTGACGTAGAGTATGTATACTCTGCCACGTTTATCCTCTTCAAAGCGAATGAGCCTACCAACTCGTTGTATCATAGGTAAGGCTTTGCTCTCTAGTCCAGCAATAATACCAATCCCTACGTCTGGTACATCAAAACCCTGATTGAGAGCCTTAGTGCTGCATAGTACAGCATCCTTAGACTCCTTAAAAAGCTCAAGAGTATACTCTCGCTTTTTCTTACTTAGTCCAGAATGATATGCATACCCATCCAGTGCTTGAGCCATCAAGTTTGTGAACTCGTTGGTGCCTGAGAAAGTGAGTATCTTATCATCCTGGTGATGGTCCGCAATATGAGACGCCATGTGTAGTTTATTCTCTGCATGCTGAACGACAGCTTTGCGCTGCCTGATTGCATTAAAGAACTGTGCTGCAGCACCCTTGTCACCTTGCCCACCTCGTAGTATACGATTAGCCTCATTGAAAGCATCAAACCCACCCAGTCTGTACTTGCACTGTACGAACAGGTTGTTTGCTTTCTTGTAGGCTGCACGCTCTATCTCTGTGAGTTCGACAGGGATACAATAGATATCATACGGTGCGACTAGACCTTTACTGACACACTCATCAATGCTGATAGTGTACACAGTTGGGGCTAGTTGTTTCAATAGCTGTCTGTACTCATCCTCTTCTGGGATTGTAGCAGTCATACACAGAACACTGTCGTATGTATTGTTGTAGAAGAACTGACGGTATACGGGGGACAAACCAAGGTGAATCTCATCACATACAATAATGTCGTAGTGTTCACCCTCTAGCTTGTGAGCAGACTGATAGCACATAATCTCTACCCGTGTCAATATAGATGTGTGTCCCCACTTCTTGAACTCTTCTTTGAACTGATCTTGAAGCTGGACTGTAGGTACGAGCACAAGAGCTCTGCCCCCATCCTTAAGAGCGTGAACAACAGCCAACACACCACACCGGCTTTTCCCAAAACCAGTAGCAGCAATAATGCTACCGCGATATCCTGCCTTATGCCATGCATTGAGGGCATTACTTTGTTCTTTTGATTTAGTCTCTATAGTCTTCTGGGTCATAGTTATACTCATCTTCTAATATTTCTTCTTCTAGTTGATCTAAAACATCGTTATCAGGCTTTGATATAGTAATCTTCATATCCTGTATCTGTATACTTGGACGTGATGAAGGGGTGTACTCGTCACCGTAGCTACCACTATCGAGATAGTAATCAATCTCCAACGTCAACTGCCCGATGTCTGAGTCTATCTCTGTGGTCCATTTCTTGCTCATAGTTTAAATCATTAAATTTTACAATTAGCTTCACCATCTGGCGTCGCATACTTCGCTGCTCCTTTTCCAAGAGAGTGACCCTTGTGAGTAGCTGATCTTTTACTTCTTGGTTCATGTTTTAAAGATTAATTGTTAGCGATCCGCTTTGATAAGCGTACCCGTTCCGACTTAAGGCTTCTTTTGCCTTATCTCGGATCTTGTTGTGTTTGACTCGAAAATCTAGATCCACTTCTAACAGTGATTGTGTTTGCTTAACAGCATGAACGACTGATGAGTGAGTCCTACCCGTATACATGCCGAGTCGTTTGCATGTAATGGTGTACAGGTCTTTTCTACATAAATAATAAAATGTTTTTCTGGCATCTGCCAGTATTGCTTCTCTTGAACTACCTCTGAATTGCAAAGGACTTATGTCGTATTCATTGCAGCACACATCTGCTATGATGTGCATCTCGTCCCTATCTACTTCTATGTGAGCTCGTATCATTCTCTGCCCTAGTCTATCTAAACCAGCGAACATATACGGGTGTGGTTTATTTTTTAGCATGATGTGAATCGTTTGTGCGCCCTGCAGGGCTTGAACCTGCGACCAAGAGATTATGAGTCTCCTGCTCTGACCAACTGAGCTAAGGGCGCGAAAAAGGGCCAGCAACGTTTTGCCGGCCCCCAACCTGTTGAAAATTGCATATCGCTTAACATGCGTACCTCGAGCGGGACTCGAACCCACAACCTACAGCTTAGAAGGCTGTTGCACTATCCAGTTGTGCTACCGAGGCAAGTGACTTACTCTGTAAGCAAGTCGTCGATGCTCTTCTCAAGAGCGCCTACTGCATCTGTGATGAATGTACTGAGACTCTCATCACGCATGTTGACACCGAGGACCTTGTCAAGCTGCTGCTGAAGACCACTGATGTGGTGCTTCATCTTGTGCTTGAACCTGGTCTCACCTTGTGTCTCATCCAACAGCTCCTGTAAGAGCATAGATGTGACGAAGAGCTTAACCTCAAGCTGTCGTATAGTCTTGTTACCAACTTGTACATCTTTCATAATAGGTCATTTCTCCAGTATGAATCAATTGTCATAAGCTTCATCTTGCCCAGTCTCTTAATCTTATTTATTCTGTTAAGATTCTTCCAGGCACGTGTACCACCACATTTTTCCATTGCCTTTCTAACCCTTGTTTCAGAGACTTCGAAGTGTTCAGTTATCTCATGTACACTATAACCAGAGATGTACATTCTGAGGTAACCTTTAACCTCTTCAGGGGAGTATGGTTTAGCCTCTGGTCTTAGAGTCCTAGCTGAAGCTAGCACCTTACCACGTATACTCTTTTTGAGGGGTGTGGTTAAATTTATCAATCTTACTTTTCCCATGTTTCTGAGATGTTTGTGTCTGCTTTCAACAGACCGTTAGGTATAATCTTGATCGCAGCCTTCTCCATGAGCTCAGTCATCTTGACTGCCCAGTCGTTGGCTACTTCTTGCTTGCATATCGTATCGATCTGATCGTGCACAGTCATGACAATCTTGACGTCTTTACTCCATGATTCTTGTATTTCATTGTAGATGTAAATAAGTGCTAGCTTGGTCATGTCAGCAGAACTACCTTGAATCGGTGTGTTCTTGCTTGCACGTTCAATACTTCCAAACTCCTGTAGCTTTGAGCGGTCATCCCAAATCTTAGGGAACCACGTGTCAAACCAACGACGTCTCTTGAAGGGTTCGAATGTGCAAATGTAACCATTCCTTGTACCGAACGTACCAAGCTTTGTTAGAAAGTCACGGATGTTCGGGAACTCTGTAAAGTATTTCTCTATGAGAGCTTCTGCTTCGCTTTTAGATATTTGGAGTGTGTCCGCCAGTTTAAAGGGTCCCATTCCGTAGGCCAAACCGAAATTAATCGCTTTAATTTGCGTGCGTAGGCTCTTCTTTTCATCTTCTTCCGCATTTCTCCACTTATCTTCGAAGACAAGGTCGGCGCATACACCATGCAGGTCCAGTCCCCTCTGTAAAGCGTCAAGCCAAACAGGGTCTTGTGATCCATAAGCAATGACGTTTAGTTCCTGTGAAGAGTAATCCGAAGAGACGAAAACCCACCCCTCTTGGGTAATGAAACAGTTTCTAAAGGTATTATCGCTTGGAATTTGCTGCATGTTTGGTCTCGAGGAAGAAACTCGTCCAGTATCAAGGACTTGCGAGAAGTTAGTGTGCACCTTTCCGTCGCAATTAACGTAATTGAAGAACTTAGTACCATAGGCATTGGCAAGTTTAGTTCTTTCTTTATAGCGTATATATTCATCGATCAGTTTGTGTTTGTACCTGTACTTGTTGAGTCTCTTACCGTTGACATCCTCAAGATCAGGTACTAGATTTTTAAATAACTCTAGTGTTTGCATAGGGGAACTCCACTTGATGTGAGTCTTTCGTACCTCATCCATAGGAGCAAACATGTCTACCTGTACAGGTACACGGTAATGCTGTAGCAAAGGGTGTTCCAATACCATATCATCGAGCTTTAGCTCCTGTTCAAATGCCAGTTTGACATTTTGTTCTGCCATAGCTGTCCATTT